TCCTGAACGACTGACGGGTTCCGTGGCTCCAAACGGATTAAGGCAAACCTAGGTGGGCTAGGTTCGTCCACCAAAAGGATTGTGCAAAAATACAACAGTAATAAATATAGACAAGTAAAGAAAACTTTAGTAAAGTGTAGTTACTAACATAAGTTAGTGATTAAATAAGGATGAAAATGAATTACTTATCTATATGTAGCGGAATAGAAGCGGCCACCGTTGCATGGCACGACCTAGGGTGGAATCCCCTAGGTTTTTCTGAAATAGAAAAATTTCCTAGTGAAGTACTTGCCCATCATTACCCAAATACCCCAAATCTAGGGGATATGACCAAATACAAGGAGTGGGATTTTGGAACAAACCGATTGGATTTACTTGTTGGGGGAACCCCATGCCAATCCTTCAGCGTTGCTGGATTGCGAAAAGGGCTTGATGACCCAAGGGGAAACCTTGCCCTTACCTATGTTGGAATTCTTGACAAGTTTAGACCCAAGTGGTGCCTTTGGGAAAACGTGCCAGGTGTCCTCAGTTCAGGCGGTGGACGGGATTTTGGAGCCTTCCTTGGGGCGCTGGGCGAACTCGGGTATGGGTGGTCCTATCGGGTGCTTGATGCTCAATACTTTGGAGTACCACAAAGACGTAGAAGAGTGTTTGTTGTCGGATGTCTTGGAAACTGGGAATCTGCCGCAAAAGTATTATTTGAGCCCGAAAGCTTGCGCTGGGATATTAAGAAGGGCAGAAGTAAGAAACAAGAAACTACCACCGGCTTTATACCAAGCGTTGCAAACTGCTTGCAAACAACTTGCAACGATTACAGTAGGGCAGACGGATTTAACATGATTGCGTTTGAAAATAGCCGTAGGGATGGAGTTCGGTTATTTGGTAATGTAAGCAATACATTGCAATCATTTATGGGAACTGGCGGTGGCAACGTTCCATATATAGCATTGGCTGAAAATACTATTGGTAGGCAACCGCAAAATGGCGGTAATGCTGATGGGTTTACTGAAAATGGCCCAATGTATACCTTAAACGCTACTGGTGTTCATGGCGTTGCAGTTTATGACATGAAACAACACCATAACCCACAAAATACTAAAAACATTCAATTAACTACTGGAAATTGCTCAACCGTTAGAGGTGATACACCATTGATTCAAAATTCAATGCAAGTTCGCCGTTTGACAACTATTGAATGTGAACGCCTTCAAGGGTTTCCCGACAATTACACCAATATTAAAGAAAATTGCCCTGATGGCCCTAGATATAAAGCCCTTGGCAATTCAATGGCGGTGCCAGTAATGAAATGGATTGGCGAAAGGATTGCCAATGTTTGAACAATTTTGGAAACATTACCCCAGGAAGGTAGCTAAACGTGCCGCCCTGGGGGCATTTAACCGGCTTACAAAGCAAGAACAATCCGATGCCGTGGAAGCCATTGAACAACACGTGGCTTACTGGAAACTTAAAGGTACTGAAATGGAGTTCATATGTCATGCAAGCACCTGGCTTAATCAAGGCCGCTGGGAAGATGAACTGGACATGACCCCAAAAGAAGCAAAACGCCCAGCATTGCCTTGGTATAGTACCGATGAATTAACATTGGCTAAAGGCCGCGAACTGGGACTAAATGCTTATGCCGGGGAAACAATGGGACAGTACCGACAAAGAATCCAACAACATATTGGAAAGATGGCGGTATGAGTGCGAAATTAGACAATTACTTATATACCGTACCAAGCTTGGGCTTACCGGTTTTAGGGGTTATTTTGCTAACCCTAAGTTTGATAAACGCCGTGAGCAACTTGCTAAAGATATGTACGACCAATGGAAAAAAGGCAACCGTGGACAAATTGGGGATTGGCGATGAATAGCTTTTTTGTAATTTTCTTTTTTTTAACTGGCGTATTTTTTTGGGGATTTGCCCTATATGCAATATTAAAAATATGGTTTAAATAATGAACGCATACGAATTAGCTAACAAATTAATGGACAGTCTTACTATGGAATACGATTGTGATGATTACATGGTAATGGCCGCAGAATTGTTAAAACAACAAAAATATGAACTTGATTTGGTAAGTGAATTTATAAACCAACGTGGTGAAATTGGACAATTTATTGTTTGGAAATCATTGAAAGAATCAAATGAACGCTGATGACCGTGTTGTTGACCCCAATGATTGTGTAGATTATTTATATAATTTTGCGCCGGAATACGCTAAAGCTAAAGGTGAACTGGCTGAACTGGAAACTTATAAATCCAGCCTAAAAGCCATCATGATGAAGAAATCTTCAGAACAAAGCCTAGGTGCCCAGGAACGTGAAGCTTATGCCAGCCCTGAATATCAAGAATTATGCAAAGCTATTGGCGCGGCAACGTACAAAACAGAAATGTGGAAGTACCGATTAGAAGCGGCAAAGCTACGTTTTGAAGCTTGGCGTACCCAAGAAGCAAGCAACCGTAACCTAGAAAGACTAACAAAATGAAAAATGAACCAGTAGCATACATAGACCCATACGACCTTGAAAGATTGCCACACTACGACTGCTATATTGGTAGCCAGCAATTAAAAAATGGTATTCCACTCTACACCCATCAAATAAAAGATTTAACTGAAGATGAAATAAAGAAATGTGCTGATAGTGTTTGCCATGCTTGGAAAAAGAATGGTGTTGGTGAACTTTATATGGAAGATTTTGCTAGAGCAATACTAAGAAAGGCAAGTAAGAAATGAACAATGAACCAGTAGCGTGGATGCACAAAAAAGCAACAAGCTGGGTTAGCACTTTTATACATCCTGAAACTGAACCTGATGAATGGATTGCACTCTACACCCATCCAGCAGATGAATCCTTTGACAGAACCGCTAGTCATATGGCTGGTGAGTATGTTAGTTATCCAGCAAAGACACTAACAGATGAGGAAATATACAAAATTGCCAATTCAATAGAAACAATACAGCCACAACATGGGTTAAGGCTTTCTAATGATTTGAATGTTATGGAATTTGCTAGAGCAATACTAAGAAAGGCATCCGAATGAACCAAGAATTTTTAAAACAGTTATTTGATTACAAAGACGGCAAGTTACATTGGAAAGAAAGCCCAAGCCGTAATGTAAAAGCTGGTGATGTTGCTGGTCATTATGGAAAGCGTAGATATGCTCAAATTCGTATAAATGGCAAATATTATTTAAAACATAGACTTGTGTATTTGTATCATCATGGTTATTTACCGCCTGAACCATTGGTCATTGACCATATAAATCGTAATCGGTTTGATAACACCATAGAAAATCTAAGGGCAGTTACAAAGTCAGAAAACCAGCGAAACAATAAATTTAAGGCACAAAACAAATGAACGATTATTCAACACCATATTTAGCGTTATTAAAATTAACTAAAGACTTTCACGAAGCCACATTAAAAGGTCAATACGATAAAGCTTATCAAATATCGTTAGATATGACTGACGTAGCGCATGACCTAGAGTTGATTGCAAAGGATTTGGCTGAACAATGGGGCTAATGCGTAACGCTTATGCGACACATACAGATTATGTGGATTTTCAAGGATTAATTGAAAAAAACCCACATTTTGTACCAAGTAATGTAGATGGAATGTGTGAACGCAATGGTTGTTTTTTAATTATGGAATGGAAGCGGCCGAGTGAAAAAGTAAGCAAAGGTCAAAAGTATTTGCTTCAAGCATTAGCAAAAAAAGAAGATTTTATGGTTGTAATCATTTATGGTAATACGGATACTGAAACAATTATTAATAAATATTATTTGGTTCAACCGGATGGACGATGTATGCTTGCTGGTCAAGGGTTTAGTATGTTTAAAGACTTTTACAAGCAATGGTACGAACTAGCGAATGGCAAATGAAAAAGAACACTATGCTAAATTGGCAAGATTGGGGTGCATATTGTGCCGGCAAAATGGAATTACTGACACCGACACGGCCGTGGAAATCCATCATATACGCCGATATGGTCAGCCTAGGAAAACCGCTAAAACTATACCCTTGTGTATGTGGCACCACCGTCTTGGAAATACCAGCGTTCATTCCCTTGGACACAAAGGATTCCAAAAATACTGGGGATTTAGCGAAGAAGATTTACACGAAAAAGTTGAAAAATTGCTAAATGATAATTAAATTGCCATACCCACCTAGTGTTAACACGTACTGGCGCAATTTTCGTGGCCATACAGTATTAAGCAAAGCTGGGCGCGAATTTAAAACTGCGGTGGCAGAATGTGTCGTAGCGCAAAACATACCCAAATTTGGCACCAAACGCCTTGAAGTGACATTATTTTTATATCCACGGTCAAAGGTAGTCACAGACCTAGATAATCGTTTGAAAGCCGTTTTAGACGGTTTAGAAGATGCCGGCGTTTATGACAATGACGGACAGATTGATGTACTTATGATTAATCGTGGTGAAATTCGTAAGGGTGGCGGCGTTGATGTATTGATTGAAGTCATATAAAATTAATCATGGCTGATGATTATGAACTAGGCACGGTAGGCCCAATACCAACCGTCAATCCCAATGTTGCAAAAATTGGGGAATTGCTTAATGTTGCCAAAGAATATGCCAATCAATATTACGTAAAAGACCAAGTTCCATTAATTGGTGGAACCCAATTAGGCGACTTTTTATTAGGCCAAGCGCCGGAAGAAGTCCAGCGATGGGGTCAAGGCGATTATCCAGTAAGAAATCCATCCGATGTAATTAAAACTGGTGGAAACCGTGCTGATATATGGAAATCAGGACGTTTTGAACCTACTTTTGATGTGGCCGCTATGACCGCACCAGCATTAGGAAAAACCGCAGAAATTACTAAAGGTTTGCCGGTTGGATTAAGTATTAAGCCAGTAACTGCCGCAGAACACGCAGTTAGCACTAGAGTTCCAACTGCCGTTAAAGCAACAGAAAACCCAATTACAGAACATTTATTTTCTAATTACGAAGCGGCTAAAAAAGAACCTGAAGCCTTTAAACACAACGTTGAATTGCTAAAAGATTATCCAAATATTGGATTAAAGTCTAAAAACGTGGATGTAAATGCAGAAAAATTTATTAATCATGTAAAAGACAATTTGCTTTATTTGCATGATGCAGTTCCGGCAGATACTAGAGAACGTAGCAAACTTTGGTATAACGGCGCACGAAACATTGTGGACAAATTTGGCAAAGAATATGGCGTTCCCGACCAGGCGGCTTCAGGAGTATTGGCCGTTTTGTCCCCACAAAAAGATTGGTTTATGAACGTTTCTTTAGGTGAACGTTTAATTAGCGCCATGAAAAACCATCAAGGAACATCCTGGTCGCCTGAAATGTCTAATATTGCTAAAGAAATATGGAATAAACCGCAATATGCGCCAATGGTTAAAGCAATTGAAGGCAAAACATTGGGTGAGTTGTCAGACCCAGTAGAAAAAGCTATGTGGATTAGAACCCATGACCAGGCACATAATCCTAGAGAACATTTTATTGTGACCCCTGAAGGCGATTATTCGGGTGTTAGATTGACCGGCAAAGGCGAACCATACAAAACTGGTTGGGGTTCATTAAATGAAATTGCTAAAGGCGTAAACATTTATGAGAATCCTACTAAAGAAAACATTAGTAAAAATTTAGGCGGTCAACATAAAGTTCGTAATTTTTACATGAACATTTATGACCCTGAAAACCCACAAGGGCATACAACCATTGACACCCATGCCGTAGCCGCTGGATTGTTACGCCCATTGTCCGGCGCATCTAGGGAAGTAGCACACAATTTTGGTAGCAATGTATTGGGTGAAGTTGGCCCTAAAAATAGCGCATTTACTGGTTCGCAAGGCACTTACCCTTTGTATCACGAAGCTTATCAACGTGCCGCAAAAGAACGTGGTGTATTGCCTAGAGAAATGCAATCTATTACATGGGAAGCAGTTCGCGGTTTATTTCCTGATACATTTAAAAATGCCAAAAATGCCGAAGAAATTGATAAAATATGGTTAAACCATAAAAAAGGCAATATATCCGCTGATGAAGCTAGAAAACAAGTATTTGAAAAAGCTGGAGGAATAAATGAACCTGAATGGAAACAATGAACACGATTACGTGCTTGAATCAATGAAGAAGCACGGTATTCCAACAACGTTAGAAAATTATCTTGGGTTGGCTTATCCGGAAGGATTGCCTGAAAACTTTGGTTATGAACATCACATGGGTTTGCCTGAAGAAATTCGCAAAGACATTGACAAAAATAATAATTAAAGGAAAATAAAGAAACTAGGCTTTTCTAGTTCTTTTTGCAAAAAGGAAAATATTATGGGTTATGGTATGAAAGGTGAAAGCGGCGAACG